CCAGCTTCTTCGCGCCGGCGGTGACCGCGCCGTTCACCTTTACCGCAGTGGCGCCGGTGATGCCGGTGGCCACGTTCTTCACGGCCTGACTCATGTAGTTCTCAAGGCCGAACACGCGGCCGATGGAGCCCTCGCGCAGCGCCTGCGTGGTGCCGCTCTTTTCTGCGTGCAGGATCGCGTCCAGCTGCATGAAGGCGGCGTCGGCCTCGGCGTCCCAGATCGCGCGGCGGTCGTTCAGCGGGACCTTCGCCTCGTTGAGCGCCCTGCGGACCTTCGCCAGCGCGGCGATGTCCTTCGTGGCGCAGTCCACGGTATTGAATACGTCCTTGTGCAGCGCAAGGCCGTCCGCGTTGATCTTCTGCGCCAGCGCCACGGCGGCGGGCTCGATGAACACGCGGTTCAGGTCGTCGATGTTCACGGCCGTCTCGATCGCGGAGGCCTCCACGTCCACGGTCGCGATCTTGTCAAGCTTCACCGGGACCGTGCTCTCGGTGATGTCCTGCGCGGTCACGCCGCTCACGGCGTTGAACTCCTCCGCGGTGTACACCACCGGCTTGCGCACCTGGATGGTGTCGCCCTGCATGGCGAAATCGTTGGAAAAGTCCCTGTAGCACAGGTTCGGGAATACCAGGTTCTCGATCAGCCTCGGCAGCGCCTGCCTGGCGATCTCCTGGACGGTAATGAAAGTGTTGCCCATTCTAATCACTCCTGCTTCTTGTTGTAGGTCGCGGCGTAGTACTCCGCGTCTGTCATCCGGGCGTAGTCCGGTTTATTGCCCGGCGTCGGAAGGTTGACGCCGGACGCTTTCAGCCTCGCGTCCACCGCGGACTGCACCGCCGCGCGGAACACCTTCTCCACGTTGTCGATGGAGGAATTGCACGCGTCCGCGCTGCTGTAATCCAGCACGGCCTCGAGCTCCCTGGGCAGGTCCCTGGAGATCAGCGAGTCGATCGCCTGCGCGCGCAGTTCCCGGCGCTGGATGTCCGCTTCCCGCGCGTTCAGCGCCTGTTCGCGCTGCTGTGCCGCCTGCCGGGCTCGTTCCTGCTCCGCCTGGATCCGCTGCTCCTGGGTCATCTGCGCCAGCCTCTCGGCCTCGGTGCGCCCCTCGGTGCGGGCGTTTTCGATATCCTGCTGGTGCTGCCGCCTCTCGCGCGATAGCCTGTCGGCGATCATCCTGTCCACGTCAGCCTGCGTGAACGTGCGCTCCGGCTGCCTGTCGGTCGTGTTCTCCTGCGTGTTCTCCTGCCCGTTCGCCTGTTCGGCCGCCCCGGCAGTCCCGGCGTTCATGGTGGCATTCTCGTTCTCAGCCATCGGTATACCCCCGTTTTAGGGCCGTCGCCCGTATCGTTCCGGACTGTTTATCGCCTGTCCGTACGGCGTGAATGACCGCTCCGTGACGGGCGGAGCGGGTATCACCTGCTACGCGTCTTCCCCGCCCTGAGATCCGAATTCGGTCCAGTCGCCGCTTTCCTCGTCGAACATGTACACCGTTCCGGTATCGATCTCGATGTACGTGCTCCCCGTCGCCAGCGTCCCCGCCGGCTTCTCGTCTGTCGACAGCCCCACGGCCTCGATGTACGACGCCCTGCCGTCGAGCAGCCTCTCCTCCAGTATCCGCACCATATCTCCCACTCGCTCCTCTCGTTCGTTCCGGTGGCCAGCTGCAGCCCCAAAGGCCTTCCCCTACTCTATCTTGTAATCGTCCATCCCCACCGCGGCGGCGGCCTCGCTCTCGCGTTCCTGCCGGATCGCCTCGGCCTCCTTCTCCACGTCCTCGTCTGTCCAGTTCTCCCCGTAGTGCAGCATCCTGACGGCCATCTCCGTGGACACCGCCCCGGCGTTCACCGCGTTGCTCACCACCTGCGCGTTCTCGCTCAGGTTCGCCGGCAGCGCGTGCGTGAACGTGATGTTCACGTCCTCCACCTCCAGCGCGGCCTCGCCCCGCAGCGTCATGAACCGTATGTACAGCTTCAGCCTCTGCCGGAGCCCCTCCGCGAACCACTGCTCCTTCACCCGGATCATCTGCTCGAACCCCAGCAGCTTGTACTTCATCGCCACGCCCGAGGCGTTCGCCGCAAAGTTCTCGTCGCTCATGTCCGGCACCAGGCTCAGCTTGTGGATGTCGCCCGCGAGCGCCTTCCTCAGCACCTCCACCGAGCTCTCGTCCATCTCGCCCGACAGGTACTCCGCCCGGCTCTGGGTGTCGGGCAGCTGCAGCGCGTGGTCCTCCTTCAGCTGCTGCATGGGGCTGCGGCCCTTCTCGTCCTCCTCCAGCACCGCGCCGGTGAGCACCAGCAGCCTGTCCACGAACTGCTCCTTGTCGTTCACCCGGTCGCTCTCCAGCACGTCGTACGCGTCGATCAGCCCGATCACGCCCTCGAAGTCGCCGGTCTCGTTCTCGTTGTTCCAGTACTCCACGATCGGCACGCCGCCGAAGTAGTGCGGCTCCGCGGCGTACTGCTCCGGCACGGCATCCGGGGCGGAGGCGCGGTACTGCGCGATCACGGAGGGGCTCATCACCCATACCCGCCATCCGTCGTCCGTGCCGTCTGCGAGCCGGTGCGGCAGGTAGTATACGCCGAACAGCGGCTCCATGTCGTAGGTGTCGCTGTACACCACGAACGCGTTCTCCGGCGATATCGCCGTCGTGTGCGGCACCAGATCGTCCCCCGGATCCACGTGCACGTACTCCACGCCCTTGCCGTATATCGACTGGTCCCGCGCGATCTGCGTGTTCTCGGCGGCCTCGCTGCCCTTCCGGAACGCGTCCTGGATCCTCTGCAGCGTCGGGCTCTCCTCCGCCGTGGAATAAGCGACCGGCTGCCCGATCAGGTAGCCGGTGGCGATCGTCGTGATATAATGCGCGTACGGGTGCGCCAGCCTGTTGTTCGGCAGCCCCTCCCGCCTCCTGCGGTCCAGGATCGGCCCCTTCGCGTCGTACATCGCGCGCAGCCTTGTCAGCCGCCCGAGCCCCGCGCGGTGCTCCGCCAGCACGCTCCTCAGCATGCCCGCCGGCGGCAGGCCGTTGTCCCCCAGGTATTCCCTCGATCTCGTTATCATGTCAGGTCACTCCTCGTCCGGGCGATCCTCTGCAGGATCTGCTGGTTCATGGCGTACCGCCCACTGTCGATCGTATGGTTGTCCTTGTCCGGGACGTCCGGGAGCAGGTTCCCGTTCCTGTCCCGCGTGTATTCGTATCCGGAGAATTCCCGCGCGATGTTCGGCGTCCTCCCCGGGTCGATCACGATCGCCGCCAGGTCCTGCATCCATTTGATGCCCGCCTTCACGCTGCCGGGGCCCTTCTTCACCGCCACCGCGGAAACGCCCCGCCTCTTGAGCTCCGCGATCGTCCGCGCGTCCTCGCTGTCGGCCCACACGATCTCGCCCTTTGCGATCTGCTTCACCTTCTCCGCCAGCGTGTCCGTGCTGTTGTGGCTCGCCACGAACTCCGCCACCGCGTACAGCGTGCGCAGCTGCGGGCTGTAGGCCCACCGTGTGAGTGCGTCCGGATCGTTCGCGAAGCCGAAGTCGAGCCCGTTGCAAAAACGCCCCAGCGTGTCGATCTCGGCCTCAGGCAGCGCCCGGAGCACGATGTTGTCGAACACCTGCCCGCCGGTCCCGGTGACCTCGCCCAGGTACATGTGCCGGTACGCCCGCTCGTTCGCGTCCCGAAGCGCCTCCGCCGCGGCGATAAAGTCCTGCCCGATCCATTCCCTCGGCAGGCTCCTGTAGTCGCTGTGGTGCACCAGCCGTTCCGGCGCCTCCCGCAGCGACTCGCCGTTGATCCAGTTCCTGGCCGAGACCGGCGGGTTGTAGCTGAGGAACGTCAGCTGCCTCTGTTCGCTGCTCCCGCGCAGCACGGACGCGCGGATCGTGCGGATGTCCTCCATCCCGTCGAATTCGCTGGCCTCCTCGAACCACAGGTACCCGAAGTACCCGTGCGCCAGCGTGATCGATTTGCTCTTCGACGGATCGTCCGCGCCCCTAAAAAGGATCCTCTGCCCCGTGGGCCGGAACCGTATCTCCAGCGGCGACAGCCGGAACACGCACCACGGGCGGATCCCCAGCGCGTCCGCCGCCTTTGCGAATTCCTCGTACACGCTCTGCCGCAGCGTCGCCGCGACTTTCCTGTATACCACGCACGACGCGCCCGGGTGCGCCAGCATCCCCAGCAGGATCTTCCTCGCCAGGAACATGCTCTTGCCGCTGCCGCGCCCGCCGCCCAGCCAGTATTCCGCGTGCCGTTCCCTGTCGATGTCCAGGCTCAGCGCGTTGAAGTTCTCACTCCACGCCCGGATCATCGATCAGCACGCTCCCGTCTTCCCCGGCGATGATCTTCGGCATCTGCGTCACGTTCACGCGCACCTGGTCGGTGAACAGCCCCAGCAGCTTGCCCATCAGCTCCGCGGCGCGGATCCTGTTGCCCGTGCCCGGGGGTACGTCCACCAGCGACTGCGTGCCGGGCGTCAGGAACACCGGCGTCTTGTCCGGCACCTCGCCCCGCATCACCTGCGTCAGGAACCGGCGCACCTCCTGCGCGTCCGCGATGCTCTCGTCGTGCATCGCCTTCTCCTGGCGGTCGATATAGGCTGAAACGTTAACACGGGTTAACAGCCTGCTTGCCGCGGCTTTCGCTGAGTCGTCGTTTTTCACATTCTGGTACGCCGATCTATAGGCGCGCGTCGCGTTCCTGTCCTTCAGGTACTCGTCGCAGAACACCTGCTGGTTCGCCGTCAGCCCGTTCACGTTGTACCTCATCGCCGCGCGCCTCCTTTCTCACAGGCATGAAAAAAGCAGGGTCCTTCCGGATCCTGCTCCTGCGATCATAAGTATATCACGAATAAAACATGGCTTTCAATGGTCAGTTTTATTCTCCGGCACCCGGATCCGCGTCAGAGCCCTGCCGTGCAGCCGGTACACCCACCTGATGTCCAGCCCCATCGCCGTCGCCACCTGTTCCCAGGTCAGCCCCTTCAGGTAGTACAGGTCCAGCACTTCCCGGTACCGGGCCTCTTCCACCGCGTCCACGGCGTCGACCGCGGCGATCTTCAGCCGGCACATCTCGCGGATCCGGGCGTTGTATTTCTTTTCGAGCTCGATCAGGCTGTCCGCGGTAGCGGTCCAGTCCCCCTGCCCGCCGCGGGGCATGCCGGTCAGCACGTTCAGCCTCCCGGCCTCCAGCTTCGCGCGCAGCCGCTCGATCTCTTCCTCCTCCCGTTCGATCCTCTTGTCGATGTCCCGCACGCTCCTGAGGAACCTCTTCGCCTCGGTCATTCTATCGCTCCCTTCGTTCGCTCCAGTGGTCAGTGATCAGTGGCCAGTGACCAGTCAAATTGCCTCGGTTCCCAATGGCTTCCCCTCGGAGGGGAAGCTGTCGCCGCAGGCGACTGATGAGGTGTTCCCCACCAAGGACGACCCCGTCAGGGCCGGACGAGGTCGTCTCTTTCTGCCCACTGCCCACTGCCCACTGCCCACTGCTCACTGGCCCCTGCGCGGCGCCGCTGCGCGCCTCCTCGCCTTCAGCGCCTCGATCAGCGCCTCCTGGGTGCCGCTCTTGCTCTCCAGCGCCTTCGCCACGTCCTCGTCCACGCCGCCCTTCACCAGCAGCCTGTGGACGATCACGGGCCTCTCCTGCCCCTGCCGGTACAGCCGGGCGTTCGCCTGCTGGTACAGCTCCAGGCTCCACGTCAGCGTGTACCAGATCACGTGCCGGCCTCCCTGCTGCAGGTTGAGCCCGTAGGCGCAGCTCGCGGGGTGGGCCAGCAGGATATCGGCCTCGCCCCGGTTCCACGCGTCCACGGCCCCCGCCCCGTCCAGCTCCAGCAGCTTGAGGCCCTTGAGCGCCTTCCGGATCCCCGGCAGCTCGTGCCGGTACCCGTAGAACAGCAGCGCACTCTCGCCGGCGAGGGCGTCCACCGCCTCCCGCAGCGCCTCCAGCTTCGCGGTATGGATCTCGTGGGCCGCGCCGGCGGAATCGTACACGCACCCGCCGCACAGCTGCAGCAGCTTCCCCGTCAGGGCCGCCGCGGATAGCGCGGTGATCTCCTCGCCGTCCGCCTCCAGCAGCATCTCCCTCTCCATCCTCCGGTACGCCTGCTCGCCGGATCCCGGCAGCATCACGGGGATGTCCTGCACGATCAGCTCCGGAAGCGCCAGGTAGTCCTTCGCGGCCATGCTCACGCATATATCCGATATCTTCCGCTTCACCGCGTCGAAGGATCCCTTCTTCGGGATGTACTCGTGCCGCCAGGGATTGAAGTCGAAGTACCGCGCCCGGTACCGGGATATGTTCCTCTCCAGCCTCTCGCCCCTGTCCAGCAGGTACACCTGCGCCCACAGGTCCTCGATCCCGTTGGGCGCCGGCGTGCCGGTCAGGATCACCGTGCGGGAGATCGCCGGCAGCATCCTCTTCAGCGCCTTGAACCGCCCGGACGCGGAGTTCTTGAAGCTGCTGGACTCGTCCACGATCACCATGTCGAACGGCCAGTCTTCCCCGAACGCATCGCACAGCCACTGCGTGTTCTCCCGGTTGATCACCGTGACGTCCCGGCCGGACCGTACCGCCGCCTCCCGCTGCTTCGCGCTCCCCAGCGCCGTCGCGAACGTGAGGCGGGACAGGTGCGCCCACTTCCCGGCCTCCGCCTGCCAGGTCGCCTCCGCCACCTTCTTGGGGGCGATCACCAGCACGCGGCGCACCGCCAGCCGGTCGTATATCAGTTCATCCACGGCCGTCAGCGCGATCACGGTCTTCCCGAGCCCCATGTCCAGCAGCAGCCCCACGTGCTCCTCGTCCGTGATGCGCCGGATCGCGTACTCCTGGTACGGATGCGGCCTAAAAATCCTTCGTTCCATATTTCTCCGCTGTCTCGCGCAGCAGCTCCCGCGCGCCTTCCTCTCCCCGGACCACGCGCACGTCCAGCCCGTGTTCCCGCATCTCCCGGATCCGTACCCTCTGCTGGACGGACAGCGTCCCGTACCTGGCCTTCAGCTCCACGAACGCCACGCTCCCGTCCGGGCGTACCAGGATCCTGTCCGGCACGCCGACGGTGCCCGGCGACACCCACTTGTACCACAGGCATCCCAGCCGCCTCAGCTCCTGCCCCAGCTTCCGCTCGATGTCCCTTTCCATTCGTCCTTCTCCTCCCGTCCGTTCTCCCCGTCCTTCTCGTTCCCTTCGTTCCCTTTGCCTTCCCCTCCGAGGGGAAGGTGGCCCGCAGGGCCGGATGAGGTGTTCTGTCCACTGATCACTGTCCACTGGCCA